TCTTCAGACGTTTTCAGCGGGTAACTAAATAATACATGGCCACAATAACATTCTCAGATATCGATGCTAGTTTTACACCAAATCCCATAACAGGCGATTTGGCAGTAAGAACAGACGACCAGGCAATTAAATTCGCCATTCGTTCACTCATAATGACGAATTATTATGAGCGTCCATTTCATAGTAATATTGGATCCCCTGTCAGTTCTCTCTTGTTTAATAACATGGGTCCAAATTTCAATAGCATCCTTAGGCAAGGCATTACTGATACCATAAACAACTTTGAACCAAGAGTTGATGTTTTGGAAGTTCAGATAGATGATTCACCAGATAATAATCGAGTGTATATCTCGATTATCTTTAAGATTAAGAACACAGAAAGACCAATTGAGGTCGGGCTAAATCTAACGAGAACACGATGACAAGTAAAAACATTAGAACCGATTCTCTTGATTTCGATGAGATCAAACAGAATATCAAGAACTTCCTTCGTGGTCAGTCTAAGTTTACTGACTATGATTTCGAAGGTTCTGCTCTTAGTATTCTGATTGATGTTCTTGCGTACAACACTCATTACAACTCATTGTACACGAACCTTGCGGTCAATGAGATGTTCTTGGATAGTGCAAACAAGTATTCTAGTGTTGTGTCATTGGCGAAGAGTCTTGGTTACAATGCCAAGTCTATTACTAGTGCCAGAGCAAAAATCAATCTAACCATCACTACTAATACGTTTAGCACAAATACTTTAGTTCTTCCCGCAGGAACAGTATTCCGTGGTAAAGTAGGTGATGTTGAGTATGACTTCGTCGTAGAGAGTGATGTCAGTTCATCGGGATTTCTTACTGCAGATAACATTAATGGTGTGTATAGGTTCTTTGATGTAAGTTTGGTTGAAGGTTATAGACTCACCAAACAATACGTCGCGACTGCAACTGGATTTGATTTTGCTATTCCAAATAGATTGGCTGATCTTTCATCGCTTCAGGTTAGCGTTCAAGATAATGCATCTTCATCAATCTATACTGGATTTGGTTTTGCAGCTGACACATTATCAGTTCAGGGTGACACCCCTGTATATTTTATCAAACAAAGAGATGATCTTTATTACGAGATATTCTTTGGTAATGATGTAATTGGTAAGGCAGTCAATCCTGGTAATGTCGTTCACCTTAGTTATTTGGTTAGTTCTGGCTCAGCTGCAAATGGTGCCAATAATTTCGTATACTCCCGTGGATTGAATCTTCCATCTTTGACATCAACTGTCGTAGAGTTAGTTTCTGCTGCTTATGGTGGAGCAGAAGAAGAAGATATTGATTCAGTTAGATTCAATGCCCCTCGCGCGTATGCCTCGCAGAACAGAGCTGTGACGGCTGAAGATTATAAGAATATCCTTTATACCAATTACCCATCCATTGAAACAATTGCTACCTGGGGTGGTCAGGAGAATTACCCTCCTGTATACGGAAAAGTTTATATCTCCGCAAAACCATACGGTGCCAGTTCATTTACTGCTGCAGAAAAAGAAAGTATCATAAACTTTATAAAGAGAACCAAGTCTGTTGTGTCAGTTACTCCTGTGTTTGTTGACCCAGAGTTCCTGAGAATTGAACTTACCACAACAGTAAACTTCAATAGAAATGCTGCTCGCCGAAGTGTTGGTGAGATCCAGAGTCTTGTTGCATCGTCTCTCGTACAGTACGGTGATTCACTTGGTAAATTTGGGTCCAATTTTAGATATTCTAAGGTCGGTGCTTTGATTGATGGCGCAGATGATTCTATTACGAGCAATGAGACATCGGTTAAAATTAGACATACAATAAGTCCGTTGTATAATAAGAATGCAAGATACACAGTCCCATTCGATAACCCTATCTTCGATAATCCACTTGGTGGGGCATTCTTCTCAACGAGATTCTATATTCCAACAGTAGAAGATCGTTGTTATCTGTCAGATGATGGTGCGGGCAATATCGACCTTTATTCAGAAACAATTGAAGGAACTCCTTCTAGAATTAGAACAGTTGGTAAAATTGAATACGTATCTGGGTTAATTGATGTATATGAATTAACGATCAGTGGATTACATGATACATTGTTTGAGTTCGTGGTAATTCCAGCGAAGAATGATATCTTTCCAACTAGAAAGTATATCATCCAAATGCCAGAAGAACTGTTAAATATCAGCATGCAAGTCGATAATACCTAAACATGGATGCATTAATCAATAGTACTGCTGTAGTAGCAGCAGTACTTTCTAAACAAGTTGCTCTTGCATCTTCTATTGATGCTTCTGCGATTGCATCACCACCGCTGTCTAAACAAGTTGCTCTTGCATCTTCTATTGGTGCTTCTGCTTTAATATCAGGGAACATTTCTTCTGGTGTTGCAGTATGTACCGTCAATATAGTAGCTAACCTTAATGTTACTGTAGTTATTGGCACTATTCCTGCACGATCTTCTATCAAATGTATTAGTTCTGCAGCAGGAAATCTTTCTGTAATAAGAAAACGTGATATCAATGATGTTCTTCCTGCCCATCTAGTTGAACAACAGTTTCCTTCATTCATTCGTGATGACTATCCAAAGATGGTCGAGTTCACTAGAGCCTATTATGACTTTATGGCTCAGACTGAGAATGGACGGATAGAGAATCTTAGAAATATCGATGAGACCTCAGGTGATTATCTTAATCACCTACAGAATGAATATCTGTATAATGCAGCGAAACCTAATTTTGAACAGGACTTCGCTGCTGAAGATTTCATTAGATATTCTAGGCAGTTCTATGCTGCCAAAGGAACTGAAGAATCAATTAAGTTCTTATTCCGCGCTCAGGCAAATAAAGAAATTGAAATTGAATATCCATCTGAACTGATATTCAAACCATCAACTGCGCGTTGGTACCAAGAGCAGTCAATTAAAGTATCAATTACTGAGAATTCGAATTCTATTCCTGCTACTTATTTTATTGGTGGGTATTTAACTATCAGAAATAACAACGGCGAAGAACAGACAATTGAAATATCTAATGTTATTGATTTAACGCAAAAAGTAGCATCTACTGATTTATCTACAGAATTTGAGATATTCTTTACAACAGAATTGATTATTGATATTCAAGTTGGTAATGAACTTTTCGCGACCAACTTTTCCGCAACAATTACACCATCTATCTCAGAAGTTGACATTATTAATGCAGGAAGTAATTTTAGAGTTGGTCAGGTAGTTAAACTTGATGGTGTCACTGGATCTGGCGCAGTTGCTGTTATTACAAAAGTGCTTGAAGGCGGCGCAATTCGAAATCTCAAACTTATTAAGTTTGGTTCTAGTTATGTTACTAACTTCTACCTTGGTATTGAGCCGGAGGGTGTGTTTACTAATACAGGTGCATCATTCACTGTTCCTAGTATTGATGGTGTTATTGCTACTACTAATCGTGCTCTCACAGACGTGACAGAAGGGTTTTTAGAATCAAAATCTATCTTAAGATCAGATTATGTTCTTAATGATTCTCCGGATGCATTTCCTTTCTATGCGTATCCTGGCTATGACGGTAAGTATGTTTCGCAATCATCTAACAGACAGGTATTTTACCTTGAGGAAAATTACTCTGCGTTGTTATTATGTAAAATTGGAGCGGTCTGTAAATATCCAGGAAAATATCTAGACCAGACTGGAATGCCATCTAACGATAGCGTTCTGCAAGATAATAATTACTATCAAGATTTCTCTTATGTAATTAAATCTACTCTTGATATTGAGAACTATAGAGATACGATTACAGCTCTGGCGCACCCAGCTGGGTTCAAGATGTTCGGTGAACTATCAATTGAAAATGAGTTCTATAGTGACACTACAGCTGGGGAAGCTACTGTCAACTCATTTGTTGATCCAGCTAGTTTTATAAATGTGAGTGTTACTGTTGCAGCTACTCTTAGTGTTGTCTAAATAATACACAAATCTAATTCAAATAATTATGCAATTACAAGATACATTCAAAGTCACGGGAAATATTGTTCTGCGTCGATATGATGAGAATGGTATTCTTAATCTCGAGCGTGAACACAAGAATCTAGTTGTTACGACTGGCAAGGAACTAATTGCATCCAGATTAGCCTCTGATACACGCCCTGCTATTACGATTACTGCTACAGCGGGAACTAGCACAGAAGCGACCATTACATACGCTACACAATTAGTTGTTCCGTATGAAGTTGGTACATACATATCCATTAGTGGCGTTGATCCTGTAGGATATAATGGAACATATAGAGTAAAGACAGCAACCACGACACAGATTACCTTTGATAGTACCACGACTGGGTCAATGGTAACTGCTGGTATTATCAATTCATTGTTTAATGATACAATCAAAACAATGAGAATTGGTGAGAATACTACAGTGGCTAATCTTAGCGATATTGCCTTGGCGACTCAAGTAGGTTCTGTTAGTCTTTTCTCAAGTGCGTTTAGTAATGCCAATGGAACAGCAGATGTTGTTTATATTGCTTTGTTTCCTGCAGGAACTGGCACCAGTACAGCTGGAATTGCTGAGGCTGCTTTGATGAATAGTAGTAATAAAATGCTTTGTAGAACAGTATTCCCTCTTGTCACAAAGGCAGCAGGAGAATCCCTGGCAATCTTCTGGACAGTAACTATAAACTAATAAGATGTCATCAATAATCACACACCAATTAAGAAGAGCCATCGCTGAGGCTATCTATGATGATATCTTCTCAAGAAGAAACAATTATTACTATGTTTTTGGGCGATACCTAGACTCGGAAACAGTTCCTACTGATCCCCAGAACACTCTAGAATATGAGACGACAATGCGAAATCACATTGTCGCAGCCAAGAAAGTATATGTCTCAGATGTAGCATTTATTGTTCCAAGGTTCAATTGGGTTAGTAACTCGTCATACCCGAAATATACCACATTGATGAATGGAAATGTAACAAAAGATAATGTAGTTAATGTTACTGACCTCTCCATAGGAGCAACAGCAACTATTCTTACTGTTGGCACCACAAACTTCGTTGCTATCGGAGCAATCAATAACAATATCGGTACAACATTCACTGCTACTGGATCAGGGACAGGTACTGGTACAGTTACTTCTTCTGGTCCTGCATTTTATGTATATGATGATATAAACTATAGAGTCTACAAGTGCATCAATAACAATAATGGTGTCGGTGCTTCTACTATCCGTCCAACCAGTACAGAAGCATTTGATGTTACGTATTCTGATGGATATACTTGGCGCTATATGTATAGCATTCCGAAATCTCTCAGGAATAAATTTGTAACAGCAACACACATCCCTGTGTTCACTGCTCTTCAGAAACGATATTATTCTGATGGTGGTATTGGTGATATTACAATCGTTAAGGCAGGGGCTAACTACACACAGGCAACTTCAGTAATTACTGTTTCTGGAGATGGTTCCGGAGCAGTATTAACTCCTGTTATTGTAAATGGCCAGCTTGGTGATATTATCGTAAACAATCCAGGTCGAGATTATACCAGAGCAGTTATTTCTATTTCTGACAGTGGATCTGGATCAGGTGCCGAGGCAGTTGCTGAATTAAACACAGGTGATCTGGATAGTGATCAGGCACTTGTTGAACTATTAACTGTCGGTGGAACAGTTGACAGCGCCGAAGTAATAAATGGTGGTTCTGGTTATGTTACTGCCGCTGTCCAAGTCATCGGTGATGGTACTGGAGCTATTGCACAGGCAGATATATTTGGTGGAGTAATCACAAAAATCCGCATCACTAGCAAAGGAAAAGGTTATTCCTACGCTTCATTAGTAATTACACCACAGAATATTCCTGCTATTACAACAGCAGCAACAGCTCGAGTTAATGTATCGTCATTCCTTGGTCACGGCAGAAATGCAGTTTATGAGTTATTTGCTGACCAACTGATGTTCTATTCGAATATCACTTCAGATAGACTTGCTGATTTTGATGTTGTTACTCCATATAAGCAATTCGGTATTATGAAGAATATTCGTAATCTTGAATATACATCAAATATCTATGACCAAGTATCTCCGAACAGGTATCAGGTTGAGGCTGACTTTGGACCACAGGTATTATTCGTCGGTGGCGGTGGTACTGGTGCAAAAGGACGAGTCAACGTAACTGGTAATTTTGTTTCAGATGTGAAGATCGAAAGTGCCGGAGCAGGATATTCTTCTACACCAACAGTAACTTTTAGTGGTACTGGTTCTGGTGCTACTGCAGTAGCTACTATTGATGCAAAACTAAACACCGCGACATTGAGTTATGGTGGTGTTGGATACGCATCTCCTCCAGGAGTCGCTTTATCTGCAGCCCAGGGTTTCGGTGGTGTAATTACTGCGACCACTACTCTTGGTGTTGGTGCTGTTGTTATTACTAACCAAGGCAGTGCTTATGCTACTGCGCCTACTGTTGGGTTCACTGGTGGAACTGGAGTAGCAGCAACTGCCACTGCAGTTATTGCTGATGGTAAAGTAGTTAAGATTATTATTACGAATCCAGGACAGTATTCTGTAGTTCCTACTGGAGTCACTTTCTCTGGCGGCGGTGCAGCAGCTGGAACAGTTGTTCAGACGTTTACTACTAATTCACTGACAGTTAGTAAGGTCGGTTCAGGATATCAACAAAATCCAACATTGACATTTAATGGTTCATGTGGTATATCTGATATTATTGTAAACGATCCAGGATACTTATTCACTGCTGGTTCTAATCCTGCATTGACATTTACTGGCGGTGGTGGAAATGGATTAGCAGCAACTGCTTACGTTAATGACTGCATTAGAAGCGTAACAATTACAAATTCTGGAACTGGTTATTATCAGGCTGGAGCATTGATTCCGACCACGACGTTTACGACGATATCTGGAGTTAAACTAACAACCGCTACTGTTAGTAGCGCAACAGTAAGACAAAAATCGTCCAGTGGTTCTGGAACTGGTGCTACTTTCACCATTACGACGACTGGTTCTGGAGCTACGTATACTGGTGTCACGACCATTACTCTTGCGATTAATGGTTCTGGATATGCTCTTACTGATACAGTAACTATTAGTGGCGCTGCTCTTGGTGGTCTAGATAGCGTCAATGATTTGACATTCACAATTGCTACTGCAGTTGGTGCTTTGCCAGTAGTTACAT